GGTTCTCTTTCCCGGTCACCTCCCGCAGTACCTTACGCAGCAAAGCGTCAAGCTTCAGGCGTGCTTCCATTCCAGATTCCTCCTAAGGTCAGCACCAGTCGGGGGTACTGCACCTTCACATTCGTGATTTTCCAGTGCTGCCCGCAAAACGTAGCATATCGCATGGCGTAAAGGTTGTTTTGTACAAATGGGTCGGCTACAACGCTCAGTTGGTTTCCCACTGTAACGTCCTCGTTGATCTTGTCGCTCCCCTGCATCAGCCGCCCAAACTCCAGCACGTCGCCGTAATAGCTCCGTTCTACGATCCGCTCTGCGAATACGCTGGGGGCCGATTCTTCCGTGTCCTGCGCAAACCCGATCTTCCCGCTCCATTTCATTGCATCTTCACTCCATTTTGAATTTTGTCCGGCATGTCAGTTCGTTATCGATAACTCGATGACTTGCTTTTTACTCTGCTGCCACAGTGCAGGTCGTAGCGGTCGTGCCGTCGTACACCACCACACCGGCAGCCAGCAGGGCGATGGGCAGGTAGGTCTTAGCGCCGTCCACGATCATCAGGCGGCCCAGCTTAAAGGCCTTCTCCACATCAGCTTTCTTCGCCTGGGTCTTGTGTGCCTCGTCCTCGTACAGCTTCCTGTCGGTATGCAGGTAGGCAACGTAGTTGGCCACATGCAGGTCGTAGCCAGTCTCGTAATAGGGTTTCAGCATTATAGTTCCTTTCCGCCTGCCCTTTGTCGCAGGGCTCGGCATTTCATATGATACAAAACTTCTCTCGTCTTATAGGAAGCTTAACCGCCCTGCCAATAGCTCCACTAATAAGGAGCTGGCGAGCGGAGCGAGACTGAGAGGTTTAAGCAGCCCACTCAACAGCAATGGCGCTGTACGGGGTGGTCAGTGCGCCGGAGCAGCGGGTCTCGATCAGGTACTTCATGGCGTTGAAGTCGATGTCGAAGTCGTCGAACATGGAGACAGCGCCGCCCTTGTCTGCGCCAACCGTGTAATCGGAGAGGTTGACGATGATGCCGAACAGGTCACCGCCTTTAGCACCCTTCATGCCTTCCATCTGAGGCACAGTCACGATGTTGGAGACACGCAGTTTGCGGGCCAGCGCAGCCTCGTCGGCATACAGAGCGTGGCCGATGGTGTCCTCCAGCAGGAGCATCTCGGTCAGGGCGTCCTCGGTGGTGAACAGGGTGGGAGAGCCGGCACCTTTGTACTCTTTGCGGGAGCGGAGGATGCTCTTGATGGCGGCCTTGTACTTGTCCTCCACGGAATTCAGGCCGGTAGTGGACACCTGCACCTTGATGGTAAACAGGTCTGCGTCGTTGAATACCGGGCGGATGCAGTTCTCGTCCACCTTGTCCTCGCTAGCAGCGGGGCGGCCGTCACCGATCAGAATGGCGCGGGCGATCTCCTCGTTCAGCTTCAGGCGCATTTCGCTCTTCAGCCATGCAATGACGTCGAAGCTGGTGATGTCGATGACGTCATCGCGGTCCATCTTCTGCTTCTTGTAGATGGTGGTGGGGCTGGTGGAGCGGCGCAGAAGGCCGAAGACCTGTTCCTTCTTGAAGTTACCCTTGATGTAGCCCTTGGCACGTGCATCCTCCTCGGTCATGTCAGCGAACATGCTCTTGAAGCGGCTGAAGGGGATGTGATGCACAGCGCTCATCACCTTACCGACCCAGGTCTGGTCCTTGTCGATGATGCGGGGCGGGTTGTCCAGTACCTTGTCGTCGGGGAACAGCCACTCCACGTTGTCGATGCCGTGGCTCAGATAGGCCAGCTCCTCGCCAGTGATGTCCGAGTTCTCGAAAGCCGCCTTCATGGTGCCGCTGCTCTTAGCACCCTTAATGACAGTGTTGATGTAGTCGATGCTGTGCTTCAGCACGGTCTCGCTGGTGTCATGGTCAAACACATTATGCTTCACGGTCATATCCTCCTTACCGTCGTCTTCGCCGTCATCGCCGTCTGCCTCTTCCATTGCAAGACCGACAAGCGCATGACAGCACTCCTTCTGCTCATCGGTCATGCTGTTATACACTTCCTTGAGCGTCTTACCGTCTTTCTTTTCGTCCGCCATTCCGGCATCCTCCTGTTTCGTGTCGTTCCCGTCATCGGCGCTGTGGGTCAGCTCCTCCAGCGGGTTGCCATCGGGATCCATTCCGTGCGTCAGGCTCAGGCCCTCGTCGTTGTAGATAAAGGCCTCACCCTCATCGTAATCTTCATCGGCGCTGTGCTTCACCACCTCGTCGATGAGCGCACCCGGGTTGCAGCCTGCCAGTACGAGGCTCACTTCCCGGATAAAGCCGTGTTTCACGGTCTTTCCCACCTTCTGCATGCCGTTGGCATAGATGGAAAAGGCGTTCAGGTCGCCATTCTCCACGCAGGCCTTGGCCGTTCGGCCGGTGTCCGTGTCGTTGAACTTGGCGTAGCAGTATACGCCCTGAGGTCTGTTCTTCAGCAGACAGTGGCCGATGACATTGTCCACGCTCGAATGGTCGTGGTTGTACACCATTGGCACGGTCTTGCCGTCGCACTCCTTAAAGGCGTCCGGCGCGATGATCAGTCCGTCGTAACAGCGGGTGTTGGCCTTAGTGGCCCATCCGCTGCAATCGTAGTCGAATTTAGCCATTTTGATTTGCAATACTCCTTTCTACAGTATCTCTGCCTCTCGTCAGCATCCTCTCCTGCTCCGAGACCTCTTCGCTGGACTGGCTGATGTTCGCATTCCGCAGCTCATCCGCCTTCGGGTTCTTCGAGGGCTTCATGCCGATGGCCTGCCGCATCTCGTTCGAGGTCATGATCTCGTTGCGGGTAAACTTGTCTGCGATCTCTGCCACAGCCGACACCGGTGTCAGCTTGAACGGGTCGCGGAAGAACAGGACGCTCTCGCTCTTTTCGTCTCTCTGCTCTTTTGTCAGGAACTTTCGTTTGAACTCATCCACAGCGGCCGATACGATGGGCTCTATTGTTCGGTTCTCGTAGTTGGTCATCACCTTGTCGTCCGCAGTGCCGTTCATGATCTCCGGTGTGATACCCAACTGGCTGTATGCCATGTTGGTCAGGTATTCCACACTCTTCAGAACATTGTTTTCCAGACTGCGGTTCAGCTGGGTGATGTGCTCCGTTCCGTCCGTGTAAGCCACACCGTACTTCGAGCCTGCCAGCTGGTCTTCAATCTCCTGCCGCCGCTCCATGGCCTGCTTCTTGCGGGCCTCGCTCTTCACGATGTAGGGCAGCTGGATAATGAGATCGAGCTTCCCGGCTCCCACCTGCTCGTCGATGATGTCCATGAGGTGGAGCTTCCGGGTCAGCTGCTGGATGGTACCGTTGGGCTCGTTCATAACGGCGTAGAATGGATTCTCGATCAGGGCCACCCGGTCCTTCGGCAGAGTCACCTCTTCCTTCTGGCCAGTCTTCTCGTTGTAGAGTTCCACCCGCACATCGGTAGGGTACCACTCCTTCACCTTGCCCACTCGCATGGACTGGATGTCCATTTCGCCGGTTGCTTCATTCAGCTCCACGTCCACTGGCACCACGGCGATGACGCCCTCGTCCAGCATGGACAGGAACATGTCAAACCGCATCCCACGTCCGGTCTGGTCAATGTTTGCCGAGAGGTTCAGACAAGAATTAAGGCCCGAGTCAACGGTTTCGCTGTAGCGTCCGTTTTCGTCGAGCCTTACGTGGTTGATGGTAATAGCCGCCGCGTCCATGGCGATGCGGGTGTATATGGCCGAAATGATGGTGCGGTCGCTTGCCCGGTTCATCCGCACCCGGTCGGGGCGGTAGCTGTATCCGCCGCCGTAGTAAATTCTTCCGGGAGGGTCCCGGTTCGTAAAAGCGTTCCACGCCTTCTTCAGGCGGGAGCCAAAGGTATTAGGCATTTTGAGATCCTCCCGGGTCAGTCATCCTTCTTCTGGTCGTCTTTCTTCTGCTGATCCTGCTTTGCAGCACTGCCGTTTACTACAGCATTCGCCAGTTCAGGGTTGCCCAGTACATCCGAAACGAATTTCTTCGCACCATAGCTCATCACGCCAGCCGTCGCCTTGGTTAGCACCTGCTTTCCGGCGTCCGATATGACCTGCTTCACAAAGCTCTTGCCGCCGTACACGTCGTTCCGCAGCTGCTTTACGTCCTTCTGGAGCTGCAAGCGCTCCTTCTCGGCCTTCAGCTCCTTGTTGGGGTCATCGACCCGGATGTTG